CGGTGTTGATCGCGCTGGTGTAGACCATGCCGCTCGGTGTGCGCCACTTGAAACTGAAGCGCGTGCCGTTGCGACCCCAGCCAGTGACACGAGACAGCTGTCGCATCCAGCGATCATGAGTGCGCCCGGCTATGACCAGCCGGTGGCCGCCCAACCATCGGGTCACAACGCCGTACACGGCGTACAACGCGGCGTGGACGTGGGCGTCCATCCGGCTAATGTCACCCGATATCTCCTGTTGGTCCGGGTGGGCGTTGCGATCCGTGTGGAGTTTAGCGCCGAGTCGCGCCGGTGTCCATCCCGGCACGAACACACACCGATCATTGAGCGTCTTGAGCGCCTTGGCGATGGCCACCTGCGGCATGACCATGATTGCAACGGCGTGCCGACCAAAAGCGGTGATGGCGCGGGGGGCCTTGCGCGTCAACGCCAACATGATGGCCGCTAAAAGGTCGCCTTTCTCAATCTTCACCAACAGACTGGCGCGCGAGATCGTCTGATCGCCGCAAATGCCCGCCATGGCCTCCTGAAAGGCCTGCTCAAGCTGGGCTGCCATGGCGGCGCCCCACCGCTTGAAGTAAGCCTTGCGCCTGGGCTCAGACAACACATCAGCCGTCACGAGGAAGTCGCGAAAGTCGGCCATGTAGTACTCACACAGCATTTGTGTCACGTACGCCATGCGCAACACATACTGATCGTCGTGGCGTGGTTGCTGGCGGGTGAGTCGACTGGCGACCGCCTGGTACTCGGCCTCGCTGGTCGACCGGAACACCTGCGGGCGGTTGGACGACGTGGTGTCCTTGACGCGCACGGCACTCGCAACCGCCCGCTCCTTGTACAGCGGCGCGCGTATGAGCGTACACAACGGCGACTGTTTCGGGGTGCGCTCGGGGTAGAGCGTGTCACTCAGCAGCCACGCAGCGTCGCTCATCACGTCGGAAGTGGCTCGACGGGAGAGCGCCGACCCCCAGAACGGCATGCCGGTCATGTTGCCAAGGGCGTGAAGGCACGCGCCGAGTACGATGTTGTTCTGGCTCACAGCCCAGTAGAGCAGGTGGGCGAGCGTGTTGCGTAGTATGACGCTCTTAATCTCGGAGTTGGTAGCGAACAACCGCCGTTCCATGTAACGTCCCTTCGCGAACGCCTCGATGAGGCACACCAGGAAGAACCCCAGAGGATGCATCTTGAGGAACTCTTCTGCCACCGGGGCGCCGATGTATGGCCACAACCGGGCGATGGCCCCGGCGTGCCACCGGCTGGTACGCTCAGCGTGCCGCATTATGACCCCGCCGGCCAACGTTGCCTGGACGACGCGGGCATTGCCAAACGCTCGCCCGGGCAGTGCCTGGCGCAGCATTGCGGCGCGCAGCGCCACCTCACCGCCCACGGTACCGACGACGTTCTGCG